GGATCGCTCACGAAGCAAGCTTTACATCCTAGTAATTCAGAAAACCCTGGTAAATTTCACCCGATAACAGTCTTTCTAAGGTTGAGGCAACAGGTGAGCGTGGATGCTGGAAGAGCATTGGGAGAACTACGTGTTCAACCTTACAGAGATCCGTCCGGGGTCTGCCCGGAAGAAATTTCGAGCTGCAATTAAATCCGAATGGGGATGTTGCGCTTATTGCGGTCGTGATTCAGATGACAGGGGATTTCCCTTAGACCTCACGATTGATCATGTGCGACCGAGAGTCCGAGGAGGCAGCAGTATGCGCTCCAACCTCGTACCAGCATGTGTAAGTTGTAATCATGCGAAAGGAAGCAATGATTGGAGAGCTTGGTTCAGTGCACAGTCTTTCTTTTGTGCTCACCGAGCCGCCAGAATTGCTGTATGGATACAACCGTTTTCTTTCGAGAATTTCAACGGTTGGCAAGCCATAAGAGGAAAGATTGATGAACGACAAATTAACTCTGGAACAGTCTTACCTCTTGAGACGGATAGCACTGGAAGCGAGAGACTTGTCGAAGGAGGAACTAATCAACGCGCTACTTGCCTGTTGGGAGGGGCGATTTCGGCAGAAGCAAGCCTTCATGGAGAGCAGTCGGTCGGCTGGTTATGTTTTCAGACTGAACGAGGGTGGGTTACTGCAGGCACCTAATGAAAGTGATTTAGAAGAAGTCTTTGGGTATGTCCCAACAGAAGAGGAAGCGGAGGACTATATGAGGACTCTTTGGGAGAGTGCAACCATGGAACTTGACATGGATGAGATCGTCTTGGAATCAGACGATTGAACTTATAAATAGGTACATTCCATATATATCTTGCAATTTGATTACCAATGGAGGCATTCGTAGCCGGAGCAGCAGCGGCTTTAATTGGAGTCCTGTCAGGTCAGAAATTACTTATTTCAACTAGGAGTAGAAAGCTAGGAACAAGGGTCACAGCTATTGAAGAGGTTCTACCTCAGTTAATAACTCGAGGAGAAGTGCAAAACGCCTTTGCTGAGATGGCCAAGATCGAAGGAGCTCGTGTTGCTCAGCAACAACAACAAGCTCAGCAAGTTCAGCAAGCAAGGACTGCAGCAGGGTTTGGAACTTCTCCAACCATGCAACAAGTTGCTGGCTTAAATCAGAACATTAATCAACAGCTTGAGGCGTTAACAGAGCGGATGAATGCTTTAAATAGTCAGGTAGGTTTGAAATGAAATTACGACCAACGCGAATAGAACTTCTCGGGAAATTTTTCCCAGAATTAACTGAGAATGTTTCCAAGGGGGATAAAGAGGCAGCTATTCAATTAAATGCAAGAGCATGCGAAGCAATTCTTGCTGACCAGACTTATATCTTTGATAAAGGGTTTGAACGTTTAGGTCCTGGCGTTCTATGTGTTCGAATTCATAAAGGCTCAAAAGATAGTGAATATCTTCCGCTAACAGATTTAACCTACGATCGTGACAATGCCGAGAAGAATGGAGACACAGATATTAGTGATTCGTTGAATAAAGTAATAGAAAAAGTAGAAGGTTTTAATTTTCAAAAGGGTGTATTAATCATGTTGGTAGATAATAGTACGCTTCAAGTTTTCCCTTTAGATCGTGAATATCCCGCTCAATCGATTCAAGCAATGTTAGAAGAGTTCTCGACCTAACAATGTCAGATAGAGTTAATCGCTGCAATCTAGCTCCTCCTAAGGATGTAGTCCTTAATGCAAAAGCGGTTATGGGTGCAATTGATCTGGACCCTTATTCAACTGCCGATATTAATCGATTAGTTTTAGCTGCTAGATACTATGACCGAGATCAACAAGAATTAGCAGATATACTCCGTAAAGATTGGCAAGCTTCTGGTGAGAAAAGAGTCCTCGTTGCTCCTCCTGTTGGGGCTGCTGCTACAAGACTTTTAATTAATAAAACACTTCGTGAATACCGCAGAGGAGGTATTAATCAGGCTATTCTTTGGTTATCACATAACGAATCAATTATTAAAGCTCCTTGGTTATGGGACTTTCCTGTCTGTATTCCATTCAGAAGGTTACGTCCTGTCTGGTGGGATGATGAAGTCGAGACATTTAGAGGGGTTTCGCCCTCTGATTGGTCCGCCATCGTTTACCTACCTCCTCCTGAGAATCCAGCCGAATTTCAAACCAAACTAAGCCGTTTCTGCAATGTCTTTAGTGCAATGGGTCGAGTTGTATTTAATCAGTTCAGTGGAGAAGGAGACTGGGAAGAATCGTATAAGGCGATAATGAAAAAGCCATATAATTATCGTGATTAATATGTATGCCTTATTTAAATATCAAACAAGGTAAATTTAAAACTCCTGAAGGAGAAATGTACAACACGTTAAGGGCGGTTGTATTCGATTCTTGGCTTATATGGCATGATGTCTTGCCGGAAGAAAAGGAATTAAGGAATCTTTTAGACCAAGATTCGTATGACAATATCTGTGCTTTAGCAAGGCGTCTTCAAACATTTCATATCAGCCTTCCGGGTTATAAACAGTTGTCGGTATCTCCTTTTAATGTGACACGATGGTGGGATCCGAGTGATGAAGATATTGCGTGGAATTCTGGTCGTAGTTGTTTATTTTCTATGGATAACTATGAGGCGGTGGAGTTGACGAATCTTCTTCCAAGAAGATCGCCACTGCAACTGCGAGCAGTATCAAGAAATTTTGTAGAAGCACATTTACCTCCAGAAATTACTGTCCCAGATCAGGCAACTTCCTAGATTCTCCAAATACAGCTCTCGCTCCATAGACTCCTGTACCTTCTTCCTCAAAAATCTTATTGCGTTCTGCCATTTCAGCTCCTCGCTGTTTAAGAACATCTAGACCGCGATTGCTGTCAATACTTTTAGTCCCTCCAGTACTGCCGCCATAATTCTTTGCTGCTGCTGCTGCCTTACGAGCGCGTGCCATGTGATGACGAACTAAGGCATGTGCGCGAGCTTCAGATCTATTAGAAGCAGGCACGCCACTATAAAATCTTGACTGAGAATATCTCCTGTCCATTATTAGGAAATTAAGCCCAAATTGCCTGGAACTTTTTCTATCCTAAAGCGAATCGCTAAGCACTCTTGGCTGAAAAAACTCGATTCGATTTGGTTCCTTTTGCTGCGGTAGGGGAGATTGCTGAGGTATTGGCATATGGGGCTAATAAATATAGTGCAAATAATTGGTGTAGAGGAACAGAATGGGGAAGGTATTTCGCTGCTTTGTGTAGACATATCTTCGCTTGGTGGAGGGGAGAAGATAAAGATCCAGAAACGGGATTCTCACACCTGGCTCACGCAGGATGCTGCCTTTTGTTTTTAATGGAATTCCAACGTAATCGTTGGGGTATAGATGATCGATTTACTGGGCCTGATGAACAAGAATTTACTAAGAATGATGGGAGATCAGTCGAAATGTCGATTAAAGAGATCGATTATCAAAAGGATCTAATACCTTCCCGTTACTGATTCGATAGTCTTCGTGGATAGCTTCCAGTTCTTGGTGAACGTCAATTAGCTTCTCTCGGAGATTGTCTGTCTGTTCAATTTTGCTTACTTCTACGAGAGTAATTTCAAGATGCCTTTTCGCTTCTATTAAGGCGTGACACTCATTAGAGCCAGGTTCATAAGGCATGTTTACTTCAGGGTCTTGTGATAATCAACCAGAGCTTCATCTAAGTCTGTCTCTATTTTGCAAAGACGTTTGTATAAATCACGACGATTTGGATCATCTTTAAGCGTATTAGTGACATCGATCAACCAGGCATAAGCTTGGGTGAATTTATCTAGTGTTTCTAACTCTTTGTCCTGAGGTTGATCTAACCCTAGTGCCTGAAAAGATTCAAGGGTTGAGATTTTTAATTCGTCTTTCATATCAAGCAGCCAGTGCATATTGATGACATCTATGAGTCATCCACCATGAATGAACTTCAGGTGCCCATTTTCGAACTTCCTGGGAAACAAGTTGGAGAAATTCAGATTGTCCTTCTTTGCTTTCGTCTTTTGCTGCTTCGAGAAGTTGCAACCAACTCAAGAGACTATGAGTAATAACTTTGTTCGCAGCTTCTTTCTCTGACTGAACAGCAAGGGTCAAAGTTGGGTGATCTAAAGGTAATAAGTCCCTGTGGTGACTACCTAAAAGACGGTCGATCAGAATCCGTCCACACTGATCCTCACTGAGTTCGGTCTCAGGATTAAAGGGTTCGGAATAATCAGCTCTAAGGGCTATATATGCGACTTGTTGAGGTCTTTCTGTTGAGGCGACGGTAGAAACTTTGAAGGCGAGGGGAATCTTTAACTGCTTCGCGTGCATCCTGCTGGGAACCTAGATGAGTCGAAGATTATCAAATCTCGTACAGAATGCAAGCCCTACCGCTCACGCAGATTCCACTTTGTCTGCGTAGTACTCATAGAGTTCTTTTGGATCGCCAAGAGTGGGCACTTTTCCAATAAATCGCTTGAGATGATGACCTAAAGCTTCTCCGCCTTCGAGGGCATTGACTTTTGCCTGTGCTTTTAAACCAGGTACAAAACGTCCTTGAAAATCGTCAGTTGCTCTATTCCCGTAGGAGGCAGCCGCATCTATGCCACTTTCTCGAGGGAAAAAGTGAATGCTTCCTTTAGGAACACGACTTGCTTTTCCAGTGATGTAACCAGCCTCTTTGACGGTGATAGGTCTGGTGCCTTCGAAACTTTCAGCTTCACTTCTTGCATCTTGTAAATCCTGACTAGGCCTGAATTCTGTTGGTATTTCCGCCGCTTCTGCTATTCGATCGTAAAGGCCGCCGCCTCCAGGCACATTGCCTTCTCTTAGCAAGTCTGGATTCTTATCTAAATGGCTCCGAATATCCAGGTCAGAGAAGCCTTCTTGCCTTGCTTTGACGTAGTCTGCATCTCCGAAATACTCCCGACTTTTACCCCACTTAGAAGAGGGCATTGGAATGGGATCAGCTGCTTGAGAAATCTGGTCGTAAATGCCACCACCACCAGGAAGATTTCCCTCTCGTAGAACCCCTGGATTCCTATCAAGCCACCACTTCAGGTAGTCAGAACTGTAGTCACCAGACTTTATTGCTTCTTCCCAGTCCAACTGACCAAAGTGATCTTTACTCTGTCCATGCTTGAGGCTGGGAGGATCTTGTTTTAACCAGTCCTTTAGTTGAAGCTCAGCTTCCCGTTCAGCTGATTGGGTGGACGACCCTGGATTAGCAAGATCCCTAAAAATTGAACTGAAGGATCCTGATCCTAATAATCCAAGTGGTTGTATAGCAGTTGCTGGCATTAGTTACTGACGCCTAAATTTTGAATCAACCTAGGAAATAGGCTATGTATTTTAATACTAAACGTTATGCAGTTACGGTCTTTGCTATTTCATAACGCAATTGATTTCATTTAGGATTTGTTATGTTTATACTCCTTAACGGAGAACAATGATTAGATCTATTTTCATTCCTTTAGCTCTTGCTTTCACTGCACCGGCAGCAATGGCTGGTAATTTTTATCTCAATGGTGAATACAACGGTTCTAATACCGGAAATAATTTCACTGGCAGCACAACAGACCTTCATATTGGCTACGAAGGTGATGCTGGAACTGAGAATTTTAATTATTACTTTCAGGCAGGCCCAACCTTTATAGGAGCCGATGGTCAAGATTCAGAAACTGAGCTAGGAGGAAAGCTTGGAGGATCTTTTAGTTTGACCCAGAAGTTGTCCGCCTACGGCGAATTCAGTTTCACAACTGGAGAAGATGACAATACTTATGGGACAAAACTAGGCACCAAGTATGCCTTCTGACCTAGACTAATTGCAGTTTTACTTGTCATCCCCGCTAAGCATATCTCTGTTTAGCGGGTTTTTATTGGTGTATAACTATGCGTAAAATCATTGACATCGCGGCCATTGCTTCACTGGTAATTTCCGGGGGATTATTAGGCACCGCAATTTTCACTTATGCCTACATTACAAATCCAACTAACCAGGAAAAGGCTAAGTCTTATTTAATTAAGCAGGTTGCCGGAGGTGTGACAGATTCTCTACCTTCTATTCCATCTGTTACGGGCGGCGCACAGATCCCTGGCTTAGGTTCATCCGCAGGTAAATCTGGCAAGAAATCATCACCTTTTGGAGGCTTTTAGTGGGTTCATTAAATCCTCCAAGTCGGATTAGTTGTTGGAACTATCGAGTAAAGAAAATCCTTAAGATCGTAGATGGAGACACACTTGATTGTGAATTCGATCTTGGTTTTGGTATTGCAAAAACAGAAAGGGTTCGTGTTGCAGGTGTCGACACTCCTGAGAAAAGAACTCGAAATCTAGAAGAGAAGGCATTAGGTATTGACGCAACCAACTGGCTCACATCGCAACTGGAGACTGCTATTGCGGGTGATGTTGATCTGTTCATTAGGACTCAACTTGACGGTGGTATGGGGAAGTACGGGCGTCTTCTTGGCTGGCTATATGTCGGCGATGAGGGAGTGTCCCTTAACGAGCAAATGATCACAGAAGGGTACGCCTGGTCTTACGACGGCGGGAAGAAAGAAAAAGATTTCGAGGAACTACGAGTTATTCGTAGAAACAAAGGAACCCTTATTGATTCAGTTGACAGTTGTCCTTCTTCAGTAGATCCCGCATGAACGACACCATTAGCTTTTCGTCAGACGTCTACTTCGGTAATCTTTTACCAGGCGGCGCAGGGGAGGATCACATTTGCTTCTCTCAAAATTCTGACAGCTATAAAACGACCTACTTCCATGGCGACATTGAATATTCTTCATTCAAACCAAGTTTTGTTGTGACTAGTGATGAGCCGATCAAGTCAGAAGATATAACGATCTTGGGCTAAGGCTTTGTGGAGTTAGATCCACCTGAAATTCGAGAACCAGGCGTCAATGAGCCTGTAATCAGAGAGCCATTTCTGAACGAGCCGATACTTGATGAACCTCGCATTAGCGAGCCAATAGTTCTCGAGCCGCCGATTAGCTTGCCTCCTCCAATGAGTGAGGGCTGGGGCTTAGAGACACAACCGTTAGTCATAGATGTACCGGGTTGCGTGAAGGCGCGTGACTACGAAATCGGTAGCCCTGGTCACTTTGATACAGATCCATCCGGTTCATACACGTTATGTGACTACTCGCAGCCAGTTTTCTACCCTGCCGATTACTACAAGGGCGTCAAGATTATTAGAAAGCAGGAGCCACTTCCTCCTACTCAAAACGAAGCTCGGCCAGCTCAACCCACAGCTGGAACAGGCGGAAACCTTAATCGTGGAGAAGGTCCACCACCTCCGGTGATTCCCTGTCCTCCGAATGATCCGCCTTATCCAGTTGGCGCTGTTGGTAAATACGGCACTGCGAAAGTTACAGGCTTTAAGCGTGACGAGGTAACTGGTGAGTGCATCACATTATGGGAGAAATTGCCCGTAATGTCAGTCATAGACTCATATTCTCCCCCACCAACCTTGGTGGTTTCTACTTTTACAGTTGCGCTATTTGGCGCTAGTGCGGCCTTGTTCGCATCGCCACTCACAAAATTAATCACTAAAACCTTAAAGCCGATCTCTAAGCAAGTCATTGCGCGAGTCAAGGCCAAGCTTGGTAAATCGGAAAAACCTATTTCTCGTTCTGAGAGGATGAAGATTCAGAGAGAGAAGAGGGCTGTTGATTTGATGTGGCGTTCTTTGAAGAAGAAGAAGTAGGTATGGAATGATTGTGATCAATCAACGTATTAGGTGGCGAAACAACGAGCACGTCTCGGCATAAGGATTCGTATCTCGAACCTGGCGCGAAGATGAAACCTTTAGTCTTTAATTCTCCACATTTAGCGAGACGATTCATCTCTAGTGATAATCGCTGATCATTGAGTTTTAGGCTTATCAATTCAACAATCTTTTTTGCGCCTTCTCTGCATCGACGAACCGATGCACGATCCATATTGATATTGAAGCTCAGTGATATGCCGGGACTGATTGCGTAGTTCGCTTTCTGATTCGTTTTAATAGTTTTATATCCCAAAATAGCGCCCGGATTATCTGGAGCACCATCGGGGCCGTCGACTTCATTACCATCATCATCAACAGTGATCAAACCGGTATGATCTCGTTCGTCATAAATAGGATCTAGATAAACATCATTATATGGCTGTGCGAAGCTTACGTTACTAGTAATAAAAGGCTGTATAACCAAGGTGTCACCTTGACATTGGATACTTTGTAGTGCAAATGTATTAGTGAACTGTTTAGAGGGCATATTCATCACGCCTAAGTTAGTAACTGATCCAGAACTATTACTTACCGGGTTATTTGTCATACTTACGCCATTACTTAACGCTGGTAAAGGCGTCATCAAAGTAAGAAATAGCGCAGGTATTAACCGCTTCATTGAGTAAATACAGACTGCGACTCCGTAATACTTTCGCTCTCAGTTAGTCGATCTATATAGACATACTCAGCTAACCCTGGACCCATCAAACTTTCCGCGTATTGGGTATTAGCTCCTTCTATAACTTGTTCGTACTGAGGTTTACTTGAAAGATTAATACTGTTCCAGGACGATGTTATTCCGTTAATTGTTTGCGATCCACTTTGAATACTGGTGGGTGTCATGGAACCACCACCAACTGGACGAAGATTTGTTCCTGACTGAGTAAATGTATAGCCAGTATTGTAATGGTAACTTTGTATAATTTCTCGGACGGAAGTTTTATTTTCGGTTCTGCTGATTGTACTCCCGCTAGAAAATGAAGGAATAACGGGGATAGCCTTACTGCTTAAAGGAGTAGCCATAACAAGCGCTACCGCTACTGCTAAGCGTTTCATCAGTGTGGATTGAAAGCACGGAAGTAGAGGTAGATCGTTGTGATTAAGCAAACCGTCAACAACACCCCTAAATAAATCACTAGTGCACCTCGATCAAGCTCGTGATACTGCCAGTCACGCTGGTTCCAGATGAGCCTGGAGTCAAAGTTATACCTCCCGCTTGCGTCAGTGCGACCGCCTGGTTTGTCCTGTTACCACCGGAATAGCTCACGGTATCGCCCATCGTTAATAAGGATGCCGTGGCGCCTGTTGTACTTCCCACTGCTAGTCCCGTCTGAGTAGGAACGGTATCGCCTTGGATGAATGACTCAGTTAATGAGGCGGAACCTGTACCGCTATGAGTGAAAGTGTTTGTGCCATAAGTCGCAGCGACACCTGTCAACGTGCCGTCAGATGAGGCAGGGCCTGTTAATCCACCTAATGCGGATATTGTCAGACCGTCGGATTGGAACTGATAGGAGGACCCGATCCGTTTCGCGTGGCTATAGGCGCCATCTACGGCACCAGATACAACTGTGGAAACTTTATGCGTGTATCCAGCATGAGCTGCTGGAGCTATCAGGAATAAAAGGAGTGGAAAGAACCTTTTCATAAGTAAGCCTTGGAAATGTTGGTAGCGAAGCCGATCAAGGTGACACCGGCGGCGATGATTGCTGCGGCGGAAATGACCCATTTCTCGACAGCTTTTAATCGCTCGCGCAGTTCATCTTGTTTTTCCTCAAGTCTTTCAACTTTGAGTTGTAGAATTGTTATTTTTGTTTCTTGATTTGCATCAAGGGATAGTGGCTCAGTCATAGTTACTTAACCGTCCCTTCTTCAACTACTTGAGCACCCAATATTTTGATGGGTTGTTCTACTCTAATTGTCTGATAGCCAGCAGATTGTGAGGCCATCATTTGCTGCATATCTTTCTTACTCATTGGCTTATTTTCGTCATCGTCCGCTTTAAAGGTTCCGTCCCCTCTTTTCTTACCAGTATCAATCCCAAAGGAACTAAGAACTCCAGCGAAAACACTAGCCGGAAAAGTTATATCCTTGGGTTCATTACTGACACCTGGGATGGTTATATAGTTTAATGAAACGATAAAGT